TCATCCTCTAGCCAGTCTCGCAGCCGCGACCACAGTTCCGCGCGCCGGTTCTTAGAACCAGGCACAAGCTCGCCGCGTTCGTTGGTCTTCTGAAGGTCTTGCGGCGCCCCGCCGAAGTTCACTTCGACCACCAGCGTTGAGTAGGGCTCGCCGAAGTCGCGCAGGATATCGACCACGCCCGAGCCCTGGCCGCCCACGTCTATGAACACCCGCACCGGCTGGTCTTGGTCGATGATCGACTTGACCCAGTTCGCCCCGGCTACGTTGTCGATCCGGTGCTTGCGGCCGATCTTGTGAACCTTCCGGCCGGTGCGCCACGCGATGCAGAACGAGTCGTCGCCGAAGCGCGCCGGGTCCACGCCGATGACCAGCGAGCCGATGGCCTCGCATTGCCGCTTGCGGGCGTCCTGAACCAGCCGCGACGGGATGAAGGACTCGTGGCCGGTGGCCTGAAACGCTTCTTGGGCCGAACTCGGGTACTCTTGCTTGAACCTCGCGGGGTCCTTCAGTTCGGCGATCTTCGCGCGCCGCCACGCCAGCTTCGGCAGGCTCAGGTCGTAGAGCTTGGCCTCATGTTCTTCCTCGGCCGTGGGCTCGAAACTTCGGGGCGGCGCGCGCTCATATTCGTCCGACCAGAACCAGGGAACAAAGATCGGGATGTAGTCGCCGTCTGAAGCCTCGGCTTGAGTCCATCTTTCGTGGAACTCCCCTCCGATCCCGTTGGCTGTGGACTCTAAGATAACCTCCGTATCCGGCAGATCGGGGACGGCCTGAACGACGCCCGCGAAGTGGTCGGCCGCACCCGGCCAGAACCCGACTTCGGAGCCGTGGAAGCATTGCAGGGTCTTCGACCGGCCGACCGCCTTGGCGCCCGCCGTGCCGACCCCATAGCCGCTGTCCAGGCTGGGGAAGTTCATTTCTTTGGCGTTGGCCGCCCCGGTCTTCAACCGGCCTTCCTGGGGGCTGTTGCGCCAGAAACGTTCGACCATGGAAAACAGCGTGTCGGTGGCGGGCTGTTCGTGGGTCAGGATGAACACCGACGTTCCCTGAAAGAACTGGGTCCGACGTAGGTTGAGACGCCCTGCTGCCGGGCCTTCAGGATCAGCGCACGGACCTTGCCGGTGTCGGCCTTCTGCCGCTCAAGCCGGTCATGAATGAACTGCTGGGCGCTGTTGAACTTGAACGGTTCGATCAGGCCCGCCTTGGTCTTCACCTTCAGACAGCCTGAGGCGAAATGCGGGTAGCTGACCTTCCACGTCTGAAGCTGTTCGCGCTGCTCTGGCGACAGGGGCCGCTGCATCACTTCAACTGGTGAATCGCCTCATCGAGCGGGATGAAGCCAACGCGAATGTTCTGCTCTACGCGGTCGCCGAACCGCTGCGGATCGAAGCGTGCGGCCGTCTTCAGGCGTGTCTCAATCCGCAGCCGGTCGCGGGTGACGGCGGTGTTATTCCCGAAGCTCTTGCCGTCGCTTTCGATCAGGTCGCGGCTGTCATCGTCGGCGATTTCGACACACTGATGCATGAACCGGCTGGCCCGCATCGCCTCGGCCTGAGCGAAGGCCTCATCGAACGCCCGGTGACGGTAGCGCCATTCATAAAGGGTCTTCACCGTAGGCCAGCGGTCGGCGTGCTGGCGGCAGAGGCTTTCAATGCTGAGGTCCGACGCGCCGATGGTTTCGCAGACCTCGGCCGCCAGCGATTGCGTGTAGGTCGGGCCGACACCAGGGCGCCGCTGCTTCACCCTGGCCGGGTCAAGTACGACCAGGGAGTCATCCTCGCCGTCCTTCACGGATCACCGATAGGGGTTGTTCGGTGGCGGGGCTGAGTTGTCCTTCGGGCTCACGCTCGAAAAGTTGGCCTTCTGGCTGCCAAGGCTCTTGGTCTTCGGCGATCCGTTCAGGGTGTCTGACCGCTTCGGTGACGTGCTGCCGCCGAACGCCTTGGTGGTGATCGGGTCACGCTGGGTCTTGCTGGGGTTGTCCATAGCTGGCCTCCGGGACAAGCGATGGCACCGGACCCGAAGCCTGTTGCGCTCGGAGCGCAAGGGCCTCTGGCGCCTTCAGCCGGTGGCCGACATGCCAGCCGTCGCAGTGGGCGCAGCGATAGGCGACCAGGGACTCGCGGCAGCGCTGCGACATGCGCCGCGCGTGCTTCAGGGCTTGGGCGTGCTGATAGGCTTCGAACCGCGTCTTGCCGAAGCAGGCCGCCGCTTGTTCGCCGTAGCTCTGAAGCTCAAGCCGCCGCATGAGCCGCCCCTGTCAGGTCCAGGTGGAATCCGCAGTAAGGGCGCGGCGAGCCCGGCCGCACCGGGCCGCAGCAGGCCCGCATTCCGTCGCGGTCTTCGGCGACGATGAAGGCGCATTCCCACCGGCCGCGATCCGCGAAGGGCTTGGGGTCCGACTGTGGCCCCGGCCGGTCTACGACCTGGGGCGCGGCCTTCACCGGCTGGCGGTAGGCCGACTTGAACTGCCCGGCCAGAACCAACGTCGCCGTGTCGCGTGGCGGCAGGCCAAGATCGACCCGCCGACTGCGTACCGCTGAGGCGGTGATCGGCGACCCGATCCGGGCCGCGATTTCAAAGCTCGACAGGCCAGCTTCGCGACCCGCAACCAGCATTGCGTCCATGTCGGTTGTCCAGATCATGCGACTGCCTCAAGGCCAAAGGGGATGGGGTCATCGAAGGGGATTTCGTCGCCGCTGCTGATGAAGCGCGGCAGCTTCGAAGTCAGGCGTCGGCCGGGGACCTCGGCGGCGGGCTGAAGCAGCGCGGCCGGTATGGCGTCGATCAGGTTGGCGACCTCGGCCAGCGTGAAGACCTTCAGGTAGCGGCCGTCCACGATCACCTTCGACTGCTCGGCGTTGGTCTGAACGAACGCCGCAACCGACCCGTCGCCCAGGCGCGCTTCCCAGACCCAGGGCGCGACCTCGCGATGGCCCGCCTCGGCCGCCGCGACCTCTAGGGCTGCCCAGCCCCGGATCATGGCCTGCGTCTTCTGCTCGACCAGGGCCAGCGCGTCGGCGCTCACCACCGGGGCTTCCCAGGCCGCCTGTAGGGCTTGGCGCCATGTCGCCTGTTGGCGCCGGAACCGGGCCAGCAGGATCGGACCAGCCAGCAGTTCCAGCCGTCCGCAGCCCCAGCGCCGTTCGGCTTCGCCACGCGCGTTGTCGGCCGCGTCGAAGAACCCTTTAAGGGTTGCGCTGTCTTCCGGCGACGGCATCAAAAATCATCCTCAGGATCAGGGCCGTTCCAGCGCGCTTCAGCGGCCGTGCGGGCGATTTCGGTTCGGCGCTCAGGGGCCTTAGCGGCGATGCGGGCAAGGCCGCCTGCGGCTTGCGGCGACAGGGTGTCGCTGACTTTTGAGTCAACCGGCCGGGCCTCGTGCTGGGCGCACCACCAGTCGGGATGCACCACCGGGAACGGGGTCCACATATCGTTCCGCACATCGCGAAATTGCGATGGCGGCATGAAGTGGCAATGGCCCATCGTGTCTTCAAATTCGTAGAACCGGCAGGCGTCACAGCGGAGCTTCATGTTCGGCCCCCTTGGTCTTGAACCGGCTGGTGATCCTGGCCTTGCGCTCAAGCTCTGCGGCGCGCTTGTCGGCGAACTTCTCGCGGACCCCGGCCGCCATGTTCCAGGCCCGCTGGCCGTCTTCGATCAGCCAGCCGCCGCTGACGAACCCGGCCAGCTTGGCGCGCATTTCCCACTGAGTTTCGACCCGCCCCAGGGCGCGCACGTTCGATTGCAAGTCGCTGATCGTGTAGCGCTCGCGGTCGTCGGTCAGGATGAAGCTGGCGACCGCCTCGGCGTTGTTGTCGAGGTCGCCCAGCACGTCCTGATAGAAGGCCCGGCCGTGGGGGATGAAGAAGTCCGTCAGCAGCCGCCGTGCGCGTTCAACTGTCGCCTTCCCGACGTGCAGCGAATAGGCGTCGTCCCTGTTTTCAAGGACATGGAGCAATGTGCTGAGACTGCCATGGTAGCCGGGCAGCTTGCCGACCCAGGAACAGAAGGCCTGCGATATCCCCTCAGACAGGTCTTCCAACTCGTTGATTTCGCGATTGAACTCGTCGGCCGTTACCAGGGCGTCGTCGGTCATGTAGAAGGTCTGCGGCGGCCGGGCGATCAGGCCTCGGATCAGGTCGGCGTAGCGCAGCACAACCACGTCGTTATCGAGGTCGCCGGGCGCTGAGCCGCGTTCGATCAGCACCGGCAGGAAGCGCTGCGTCAGGCCGTCCGACATGAGGTCTTCAAGCTCGCGGAACCGGCCGGGCTGTGTCCCGCCCAGGAAGGCGACGCAGAGGTTTTCGATCATCTTCGACTTGCCGACCCGATCAACGGCCATCGGCCCGCCGTTGTGCGCCATCAGCCAGAAGGCGCGGTCGCCGCCCGACCCACTGTTGCTGTAGCGGTCCAGGCTGCCGACGAAGCTCGACAGTTCGTCGTGAACCACCAGCAGCCCGCGCGCCTGCCGGGTGAGGATTTCGCTGACCGCTTCGACCGTCGTGTCATTGACGATGAAGCGGGTTGGCGGTGGCGGCTTGGCGCCCCGGTCGCCCTTCTCAAGCTCATTCCAGGCTGCCGTATCCTGGGCCTGTTTCGCCCAGAACTCATATTCGATCCGGCGCAGCGGCTTCAGCGCCGCCGTCATGATCGGGGTCTTCTTGGTGGCGCTTTCGCCGACCAGCACGGCCCAGAGCCGAGGCGGCTGATACCACTCCCCGGTGCGCCGCATCTTCAGGACGAACCGCTGGTCTAGCGTGCCGCTGATCGTGGTCAGCGCCGCGACGGCGATCCCGGCCGGATCGGCGCCCAGGGTCTTCGCCTGATGCTCGACGTAGGCCGCGAGGATCGGCGGCAGGAGGTCCAGCGGGAACGGCGGCACCGACACCTTGGCGAACGGATCGAACCAGATCGGCACGCCCTCAGCCGGGGCGACCGGGAAAGGGTCTGGCTTGGCCTCCCCCGCCGCTTCCAACAGCTTGCCGTCCCACTGGCCCAGGGCGCGGTCCCAGCGCTCTATGAAGGCCGCCCGGCCGCGCCCCTCGCGCTCAAGGCCTTGTTCGTTGCTGAGCGTCGGATCGGCAATCCGGGTCTTCACTTCGAACAGGTAGCGCTGCCAGACCCGTTCGCGCTCGGCCGCCACGCGGGCCGGGTCGGGCTTGCCGGGGAACTCGCGCCGCAGATCGCAGGCGACGCCCCAGATCAGGTCGCGCATCCGTTCTTCGCGGCCATCGACCCGCAGGCCGAAGACGTTCAGTTCTTCGCCGCTGGGCGTGCGTTCGACGTGTTGACCGGCGTTCGCAGCGAACTCGGCGCGCAGCTTGTCGATGGCCTCGATCAGCCACGGCGGCGCCAGCAGGACCGGCACGGCCCAGGGCTCAGAGCCGGGTTCCCAGGTGTAGTCACGGCCGCTCTGGTGGCGGCTGGGGGGCAGCATGGCGAACCCGCCCTGCCCGCGAATATCAATGCCGCCCGGCGTCCTGATCGTCGGCGCGACCCAGCCCGCAGGCGCCCTGAAGAAGAACTGGTGACCGCCGCCGCCTGTCCGCTGGTGCGGCGTCTCGGGCATCATGTTTGAGTTGTGAACGGCGATCAGCCCGAAGAACCATTCGATCCCATCGGGCCTGCCGTCCAGGCGGCTATCCAGATCAAGGCAGAAGACCTGATCGCTGGCCGCCCCGGTGATCGTCCCCATGTTCGCCCGCGCCCGGTGCTGGCCGTCAGGCCCATACCAGCGGTCGAAGGTGGAGTCGGGAACCTGCCGGTCTTCGAACTCACGCCAACGGTGGACAGGGCGCTTCCAATCTTCTTCCTCAGTCGGCAGGTAGGCAGGGACCGGGTTCCAGCCCAGGCCACGGTACATCGCCGCCCAGTCGGGCGGTCGCGCGAAATCGGGGTCAAAGTCGAACGCCTTGAACGGCACCACTGGAACGCCCCAGACACAGCAGCCCGACGCCTATTCGCCGGGCTGCATTGGTCAGAAGTCGTCCTCAACCGAAGCCAGTTCGCGCGCGGGCTGCTGAGGCGGCGGCGGTGGCGCGAGCGCCAGCGGAGCCTGCGGCGACGGGGGCGGTGGCGAGGCGGCTGGGGCAGGCTGTTGGGCCTGCTGAGCCGCCGCGCCGCCGACCAGCGCCGCGATAGCCTCGGGCATAAGCTCAGGCGGCCGGGGGACCCACTTCACGATCTGCCAGATCGGCTGATAGTTGGTGGAACTCACGGGTTGGCCGTTCGCCTTGCCCTGCGTCGTGATGGCGGTGGTCCCCGCCAGACGAACGACCGGCAGCAGCCCAGGGTTCGCCACCCGGCCTGCCTTGAAGTCGTCGTCTAGCTTGTCCATGCCGTTCTTCGACACTTGCGCGTTGGACGCCATTTCACGCACGTCTCCCCCCGACTGGCGGCCCAGCAGGAGCATCAGGCGGAAGCCGCCCCGGTGCTTGCTGTCGGGCCTGTCGGGTAGCGGTTGGCCTGCCGGGACAGTGCGGATGCTCGGCGCAGCGCCGGTCGGGAAATGCAGCCAGCCGGTTTCGATATTGTCGAGGTCAAAGATGGCCTGAAATACCTGCGTAATTTCGACTGGCTTGCTTTCCCATCCGTCAGCCTGTTCCGAGCGGTCCACCCTGAAGATGCGACCAGCGCGAGAGTCGTATTTGATAATCGGCACCCTATGACTGTTGTCGGATGAGGCCGGTAAATTAAGAGCCATGACTTACGTCCTTCACATCACACATTCGCAGCATAAGGCCGCTGCTACACCACCGCTTGACCTAAAAGTCGAAGCGATCCCTCAAAATGAGGCCAATGTCTTCTTCCCTCAGCGCCTCGCGCTTCTGGTCGATTAGGTCTTGTGCTTCCAGATACCAGCCAAACGGCATATCCAGCGGCCGGGCTTCGAACTCGGCTTCGATTTCGTCTAGCTGGGCGGGCAGCAGGGCGCCGTTGATCCGGTCAGTCAGATCGGCCCAGAGGTTCGGATTGTCCTTCTTCACCCGGTAGGCGGACGGCGCTCCCAAGGTGTCGGCGATAATGCCCATCACGCGGCCTCATGCGCTTTGGCGGCGACCAGAACGCGCGCAAAGATAGTGCCCACCTTCAGCAGGCGATTGCGGCTGCTCCAAACCAGCACGTCACGGTACGGCCCGCGCCCATAGCGCCTGTAGATGACCGTATGCGTCGGCTTCTCGACGACCCGGTAGACGCCTTCATCGACCGTGATCCAGCGGGTGGCCCTAAACATGGGCGACCTCCTGACAGCGGGCGACGGCGACGGCCCAAATATCCTTCAGGAAGTGGTTGTCGGCGCGGTGGCGGTCGCCCTCCTGAATCCAGGCTGGCGGCTTGTCGCCGTCGATCACGGTGTTGATCGCCCGGTCGATCATTTCCAGCTTGCGGCGGATCGGCAGCGCCGGGGACCTGGGGTCGGCGTCGATGGCCGGAAGCGCCGCCTCATGGAACGGGCGCACGTCGTAGCGCTTGCACGGCGGCGGCAGCAGCTTGAGCGTGACCGGATCGCGCGGGCGCATCAGGCGGCCTCGGCGACGATAGGGTGTTGCTGGCCGTAGAGGGCGATCAGCGCCGCCTCAGCCCGGCCGTCGTCCTTCTTCCGCGCCCATTGGTGGGCGTCCTTCGGGAGCAACTGAGAGGCGAGGGACCGGCTGCAATCCTTGTCGCCGCTGAGCTTCATGAAGCGCTTCCAGGCGGCAGGCGTCACCGTCGCGTAAGGAATGAAATTCGACGCCAACAGCATTCGCAGCAGGCCGTAGTTGACGCCCAGCTTGAAACCTTGCGGACCACCATCGGTCGGCCGCGCCCATTGCTGCTCAAGGAAGGCGAAATCTATTTCGCGGGCTCTGGCGTCGATGATCCGCGATAGGGCGTGTTCATCGAGCGCGGTTTTCTTCCCAAGTAAAAACGTCGGCATGTCCAAGACCTCGACGCCGACGTTTCGGGTCAGAAAAGCGAGCGCGCCGTGTAGCCCGGGATCAATCCCAAGGATGATGCGTCCTGACACGACATTAAACTTCGTTTTTTGACATAGCTTAGGCGGCCCTACTATGTCTGCGACCCGACGGAGCGGCTGCAACCAGTTCAGCTAGTGGAGCAATTTCCAGAAGCGATATGCGAATCCAGTAGTCGTGCGGGATCGAATTGCGGGTGAACCACGACCGCACCGTGGGCGTCGCCAGCGACAGCTTGTGCGCGCAGGCCGCGACCCCACCCCCGGCTCGAATGATATCCCGATGTGTCCGCATGACAAATCAGCGTAAGCCCCAAAAATTTAACTTGGCAAGATCAAAACGCCGTGCATTCAAATTGAATAGGGGCGGTTAACTTCCACGCGCCGCCGGATACCTATTTTCCGGCCTCAGCGTGACTGATGCATTCAAGTTGGATTGAGTGCAACGTGAATGCGTTTCTTTGGTTCGACTAGGGAATTAACCTTAGGCCGGTGCTCATGTCGAACCCTGACGAAGACTGCGGGAAATACCCCATGGACAGAGACGCGCCATCAGCGGCGCATAGCGCTAGACAACTCAACCTGAGTGGGACACCCTCCACTCAGGATTGTTGGGGTCCCAGATGAGCAATGTCAGGTTCCCAGAGGCGCCACCGCAGATCGCCAGTCTTCAGACTGACCG